TTGGCAAAACACCGCTTGGATTGACTGTTATTCTTACTGGATCATTTGCAACCTGATTATTTACAATTGGTGCAGTAGATCCATAAGTTGCTCTCGGACTAAATGACATACCGCTTCTAGCTTTGTTTATGTCATTCATAAATGCTAAATCTATAGGTCTTACTGCCATTATAATAACCCTAACAATCCGCCACCGATTGCTCCTCCCATTGGACTAAATCCCGCAAGTTTAGCTAATTGTGATCCGCCTAAAGCACCGCCTAAGGCTGAAGCACCCTGATTTCTAAATACTGGCTGAACAGTGCTAGAACCTAATGTTCCGCCACCAACTAAACTCATGTAGTTTTGTAGCTTCTGATCACCGACATTTTGTTCGTAGTTATATCTATTTATATTATCCTGAAGTTGGCTCATAGCATCAGCCTCTCTAGCAGATCCTACTTGTGCCAGTTGTTGTGCATCTAAATTCTGATATTGAGGTGCTATTCTTAGTGCATCTTGCTGTGCTTTATAAGCCATTGGGGCAAGTGCAGAAGTTAATGCCTGCTGATTTGCTCCTGATCCATATCTGCCTGACTTTGCAAACTGAGAAGTTACCGCATCAATTGCAGGCTTAAATGCCATACTCATTAGCGGATTAGTTCCCATTAAGTTTTGCTGTATAACGTCTTGACTTGTTGCTGTTAAGCTATTCGGGTCTAAGGCTCTGTCTCTAACCATATTAAGAGCTATATCACTCTCAGGGCTAAACCCTACTGTGGTTGAGTTTGGATAGTATGAAGGCATCTCATCCATAAATCTGTCTTTGGCTTGTGCTAAACCAAATTCTAAGAAGGGCTTCGCATACGCAGGCGGTTCAACCTGAGAGCAACTTATGGATCTACTGCACCAATTGTAAATAATCAGGTTGCAAATGATCCAGTAAGAATAACAGTCAATCCAAGCGGTGTTTTGCCAAAGCCACAGTTAATTCAACCAAACGTAGCACCACAAAACACAAATGATTTTTCAGGTTTATTAGGCAATAATTTTGCAGATCCTAAAACTATGGGTTTGTTAGGTGCTTCTGCTGAGTTGTTGAAGGCAGGAGGATATTCAGTAGGCAAGCCTGCCCCAACAATGGGTGAGGCATTAGGCAATGCAATGACTACTGGTATGGCAAATTACTTAGCGGTACAGCAAGCACAAAACAAAGCTAATGCCCCTATATCAGTGGGTAAGGACACAATGCTTATCACTAGAGATGGTAAGGTGTTGATGGACAACCGAAGTAACGAACCATTTAAAGGTAGTGGTATGACAAACCAAGCCTTTAACACGATACTCTCGCTAAACGATAAAATGAAAGATGGAACTGCAACTGTGGCTGAACAGCAAAAATTTAGTTTAGCAAGAGGCTTTTTATCAAAGCCAATAACAGAAACTATTAGTATGCCTGATGGTACACAAAAGCAAGTGCAAAGACCTGCACAAGATTTATCAATGTTCTTTAATCCAAACCCTGAACAGCAATCAGGTGGCAGTAAAGTTGTAGGTGAAAAGCCTTCTGAATTACAATTAAAATTTCAAGAAAAAAAGCCAAAGTTATTCACAATGTTGGGCAACCTGAATAAATACAAACAATTATTGGGTAAAATAGATTTTGAAACTCAGGTTCGTGGTTCTATTAAATTTCCGACTGCAAAGGCTACCGAATTAACAACTTTAGCAGAACAATTAAGATTAAACATAAAAGACCTTGAGGACTTAGGAGCATTAGTTGGTGGTGACTTTCAGATATTAGCAAATAGATTAACAAGCCCTAATACTATTGAGGGAATTGGTATGGGCAAAGATGGTTTGCTCATTCAGCTTCGGGCACTAGAAAATCAAATTCTAAATGACTTGCAGGCAGGAGGATTTAAAGATCCAACTGGTGCATTGTCAGACCCTATACCATTGAGAGATCCAAAAGATTGGGAAAATGGAAGATTTGGACTTTATTACAAATTACCTGATAACAGTCTTGTTTATAAAGAAAGAAAGTTAAAATAATGGCTAAAACAAACTGGTGGGAAAATCTTGATGATGCTGTGGTTGTTAATCAATCGCAGTCAACAAATTCAGAAAATGAAACACCTACAAAAGATAGATCTATTGGCGATTATGCTATTGATATGACGAGAGCAGGAATGCAAGGGGTAACTCGTGGCTACGGCGATGAAATGGAAGCAGGGGCAAGGGCATTATATGCAAAGTTTATAGAGGGGAAAGATTTTAGCACTGCTTACAATGAGATTGTAAAAGAGATAAGGGGAGACATAAAGTCATTTAGAGAAGACGATCCATTTAAAGCATATGGATCAGAAATAGCAGGGTCTATTGCTGTAAACAGAGGAAAGCAAACTTTACCGAGAATATTAAAGGAAGGGTTTGTTTATGGAACTGGAACTTCTGAAGGAGATGCAACAACTCTTGAAGGTTTGGCTGATAGAGGAGCAAGCGGAGTAATAGGAAGCACATTAAGTGGTGTTATCAATAAGGTTGCTCCAGTAGCTACTGAGGGTGCTAAAGATTTAATCAGTAAAGGTGTTAACTTAACTTTAGGTCAAGCTACAAGTGGTAAAGGCGGATCTCCTTTAGGTAGTGGTATAAAGATGATAGAAGAGGGCATGATGTCTGCTCCTATTATTGGTTCTCCTATTAGGAGTGCTTACAAAAAGACAGTTGAGCAATTAAATAAAGCCTCTTACAACCAAATCTTAGAACCAATAAAAAAATATGGAATAGATGAAAAGCTAATTAAGAAAAGTGAAGCAGGACATGAGTTATATAATTCTGCTAAAAATATAATATCAGGCGAATATGACAAGTTATTATCAAAACTAAAATTTCCAAACTTAAAAGAGCTACAAAGTGTTTATGATGATGTAATTCTCAAAGAATTAGATACACTTCCAAAATCTGCACAAAATACATTCTTAAAAGATATGGATGATAAGTTTTATACAAACTTTGATAAGGATGGTGTTTTGACTGGTAAAGGTTTTAAAAACGCACAAGTAGAATTAAGAAGACTTGCAAAAGACTATTTAACTTCTCCAAGTGCTTCTGAAAGACGTGTGGGTGCATCTTACAAAAAAGTAAATGATGCTCTTTTTGGAACATTACAATCATTAAATCCTAAATATGCACAGCAATTAAAAGACATAGATTTTTCATTTAAAATGTTAATACCTTTGGAAAAAGCCACTGTTTCCGCTAAGGCTACAGATGGTGTTTTTAGCCCTTCTCAGTTAATGAACGCAGTCGCATCTAGTGACAAAAGTTTAAGAAAGGGCAACGTAGCTTCAGGCGATGCACTTCTTCAGGATATTGCAGGATTAGGTCAACAGCTTAAAATGACTTTACCAAACTCAGGTACAGCTACTAGAGCAGATATAATGAGATCTATGGGCGGATTAGGCGGAGATGCACTCGCAGTAGGCGGTACATATATGAACCCATTAGTAGCAGGCGGATTGGCTACTGGCACATTGCTAAATTACTCAACACCATTAGGCAGAGTTATAAGAAGCGGAGTTACTGATTACATCGCACCCGCTATGCAGAGAGGAAGTCCTGCACTTGGAGGTCTTTTAGGTGACAGAGTATCAGCAGGAACAATGAATAGGAGATAGATAATGGCTAAAGATAAAATTACAGATTACTCCACTACTGCGAGTAGCAATACAGATGTGGGGGGTGTAAATCTAGCTGAAAACAGTATGTTGCCTTCAGACGTAAATAATGCGTTTAGAGAGGTACTTTCACATTTAGCGGAAATGAACGCAGGAACTTATCCAGTAGCTGACACAATGACTTTAGCAGATCCTGATGATCTAACAAAGAAGTTCAGGTTTGATGGTGTAGGCATAACCACTGGAAATACGAGAGTTGTTACAATGCCTGATGCCGACACAACCTTAGCGGGATTGGGAATAACTCAGACATTTACAAAAGCACAAATTCCATCAACTGAGACAGCCACTATATCCACAAACAAAACTCTAGATTTTGATACATATCAAAACTTTGTTCTTACATTAGGCAGTGGCTCAAATGCTTTGGATAATCCAACAACTGAGGCAGGGAATGTAGGTCAGACTGGTGTAATTATATTTATACAGCCTTCTAGTGGATCTGCGGGAACTGTAAGTTTAGGAACTGACTATGAGAGCATTGGTGGTTCAGGTTTAACTTTGTCTAGTGCCAACAGTGCTTACGATGTCGTGCCATATGTGATTAAGGCTGACAATTCTGTATTGCTCGGCAACCCATCTTTAGGATTTGCATAATGTTTAGTTCAGAAGCATGGCTTTCAAATTCAAGTAATTTCTACAATGGAGTTGCTACACAGTCATTGCGATTTGATGATGGCAGTAGTGCTTACCTTACATTTACAACTGGTTCAGCTAGTTCATCAACAGATAGAAGAAAAGTTACACATTCTGTTTGGGTTAAGCGAGGAGTATTAGGTGTAGACCAAACCATTTATAGTGGTAACAGAAGTGGTGGTGGCGATTATTATCTATTTAGATTTAGTAGTGATAATAAATTAACACTCATACTTGATGTTGATACTGGTGGTTATGGATATGATACTTCAGCAGTTTTTAGAGATGTTGGTGCTTGGTATCATGTATGTGTAATCATTGATACAACACAAGCAACAGACACAGACAGAGTTAAAATATATGTTAATGGTGTCTTGCAAGATAAAACAACTAAATATGCAGGTGGTCATGTAGCACAAAATTTTTCCACATATGTAATGGATGGTAGTGAAGACGAAATAGGTAGATTTGCTTTTACAGATGCTTCTTATTTTGATGGGTATATGGCAGAGTTTATAACCACTATAGGACAAGATAATACTATTAGCGAGTTTGGAGAGTTAAAAAATGGTGTATGGATACCTAAAGCATATACTGGCTCATATGGCACTAATGGTTTTAGATTGCAATTCAATCAAACTGGAACTGGTACTGCATCATCTAGCACAATAGGAGCAGATACTAGTGGCAATGATAATCACTTTTCATCTAGTGGTATAGTTGCTTCTGATTGTGATATGCCAGATAGTCCAGAGAATAATTGGTGTACACTTAGTAGTATTCAAAACCAAACATCAGCAACCTTATCTGATGGTAATTTAAAAGCTGTTGGAACTAGTGCTAATTGGGATAATTTGCAATCAACCTTTGCTGTAACTAGTGGTAAATGGTATTGGGAAGTAAAAGCGACATCTGTTTCAGAAGCTAACTCTTTTGTTGCAGGAATACATGAAACTGGTTTTCCTGCTCAAAGTTTGTTTTGGTTTAGTGGCAGTTATACAACTTCAGCTTATGGTACAGCTTTTGGGGTGTTAGACCCAGATAATAAAGTCACTAATGGAAGTGCTACTGCTTTTACATTAGGCTTGGCAACTAATGACATAATACAATTTAGATTAAACTTAGATGATAATGAATTAAGTGTTTCCATTGATGGTTCTGATAAAGGTAAAATATATGATATAACAGCAAATATAGAATACACACCTGCTTTATGTTTGTATAATACATCATCTGCCACAATGAACTTTGGTCAAGATAGCACCTTTGCAGGAACAGAAACAGCAGGTGGAAATGCAGACGAAAATGGCAATGGTGATTTTGCTTATGCACCACCGAGTGGCTATCTAGCATTATGTTCAGCTAATCTTCCAGAGCCTACTATTAGTCCTAATGAAGATACACAAGCAGATGATTATTTTAATACAAGTATTTGGACTGGTAATAGTACAAATAATAGAACAATTACAAATTTAGGTTTCCAACCAGATTGGGTTTGGATTAAACGTAGAGATGGTGCAGACAATCATTTCTTGCAAGATTCTATACGTGGTGCAGATAAACAATTATTTTCAAATCTAACTGATGCTGAATTTAATAATACAAACCAAGTTAAATCATTTGATAGTGATGGATTTACTCTTGGCACAGATGGGGGTGTGAATGTTACTGGTCGTACCTACGTTGGTTGGTCTTGGAAAGCAGGAGGAACTGCTGTAAGCAATACAGATGGTACTATAACAACTTCAGTAAGTGCAAACACAGATGCAGGGTTTAGCATTGTTAGTTATACTGGTAATGGGTCTGGAACTATTGGTCACGGCTTGGGTGTCACTCCAGATTTCTTTTTTATTAAAAATCGTGACCAAAACACATATAATTGGAACGTATGGCACAAAACATTTACAGGAGGACAAGTTATTTATCTTAATTTAACTAATGCAAGAAACACAGATACAAATGTTTGGAATAATACACTCCCAACATCAACTGTTATTTCTGTTGATAATATTGAGGTAAATAATAGTGGCGATGAACATATAGCCTATTGTTTCGCAGAGATAGACGGCTACAGTAAATTTGGCAGTTATACTGGTAATGGTTCAACAGATGGCACGTTTGTTTATACTGGATTTAGACCCGCTTTTGTGATGGTCAAGGATACAGGTGTGGCTGATTGGGATATTCAAGATACTACAAGAAGTCCATTTAACCCATCAGTAGTAAGGCTTTGGGCTAATCTATCAAGTGCTGAAGTTACTAGCACTTATGACATAGATTTTTTGTCTAATGGTTTTAAACTTAGAAGCACAAATCCCGACACAAATTCTAATGGTGATACAAAAATTTATATGGCTTTTGCCGATGGACAACCTTTTAAATATGCTAATGCAAGATAGGAGAATATAATGGCTTGGTTATACAACGAAAGAACTCTAAAAGTTGGCAAGAGTTGGACTGATGATAATGGATATAAGCATCCATATAATTGGGCAACAGCTTGGTCAGAAGAGGATAAAACCCAATGGGGTGTAACGTGGCAAGATGACGTAGATACTAGCTATGACAATAGATTTTATTGGGCAAGAGATGTTGAACGTAGCTTGACAGATATCAACGTAGTAGATGAAAATGGTGATGCAGTTATTGACCCTACTACTGGAGTGCAACAAGTTCAGTTAGGTCTAAAATCACAATGGATAGCACAAACCAAATCAACTGCTAATGGTTTATTAACTGCTTCTGATTGGTATGTAGTTAGAAATGCTGAAAAGTCTGTAGCTATCCCGTCAGAGATAAGCACTTATAGAGATGCAGTAAGGACTGCTAGTGGTACAATAGAAACTGCAATTAATGCTTGCGCTGATTTAGATGCTTTTAAGGCTTTGTTTGTAGTGCCTACAGATGCTGATGGTAATCCTACTGGCAATGCACCAATCTATGATTTCCCTGACGAGATATAGATGGAGCTAGATCTGCCTACCCTATGGTCAGCTATACTAACACTGGTAATACTTCCATTTGGTTGGGCATTTAACAAAATGTTTGCTGAAGTTAAAAGACTGCAAATACTACTTAATAAAACTCGTGAAGAATATGCCACTAAGGATGACCTTAGGGATACATCAAGTCGTGTTATGGAGGCACTACACCGACTTGAAGATAAGTTAGACAAAGTTCTCTCTAGATAAAGGATAGCCAATGATAGACCCTATTTCAGCATTTGCGATGCTGACTTCGGCTCATAGTGCCTTAAAAAAATGCGTGTCAATGGGTAAGGATTTATCTTCCGCTACCAGTGCAATCGCATCCTATGCCAAAGCAGAAGCTGAATTAGGCTTTGCTAAAGAGCAAAAGAAAAAGGGTATATTTGGATCTGTAATGGATCAGGCAATAGAGCAACATTTTAAAGAAGAAGAGCAGAATAGGCTTAAAGACGAACTCAGGTCACTGTTTCTTTTATACGGGTCAGCAGGACAATGGGAAAGGCTTCAGGCAACCATTGCTCAGGCAAGAGCAGAACACCGAAAGCAATTGCAGGAAAAACAAAGAATACAAGACCGCAATACACTGATAGTTGTCTGCACTGTTTTGGCAATAGTGGGAATAGGCGGTATAATTTTATTTGCTAATTACCTTAAATATGGCACTCCATTCTAGCTCTAAAGCAGGCAGGATAGCTGAGTTCTTTGCTTGCGGTGTAATAGAGGATTTGGGGTGGCAGACCTCTCTTTGTCAGCAAGATGGAGTGGATCTGATAGCCTTTAAGGATAATGAATATATTCGTGTTCAGGTAAAGGGGTCAAACATCAAGAGAAGCCTGAGAAACAATGGCTTACAATTTATGATGGGTTTAGGCACTAGCAAGCGGTTACCTTCTATGCACGATTACGACATAGCTTGTATGGTGTCCACTTATCACCGCAGATGTTGGTTTATTCATGTCTGCAACGTACAGCGAAAATCAATCCGCAGACCAAAGTCTTTTTATGAAAACACCGAACTTGAATATGAGAGTTGGGAAAAGGCAGTCGATATTTTTAGGGAAATAAATCGAAATGATAGAAGTAAATTTTAGGCTGTTTAAGTTCTTCAACAAAATCAGCACATTTTTTTACAACAAATATTGCAGTGATTTAAGAAGGAAGCAAGGCAGATGAAAGAGCAAGGAATACATCTAAATTTACTGAACCAAATTCGTAGACATGAGGGGCTTAGATTAGACCTTTATTTATGCAGTGAAAATGTGCAAACAATTGGTTACGGCAGGGCAATTGGTCTTAATGGCATATCAGAAGCTGAGGCAGAATTTATGCTGTTAAACGACCTTTTAGCTTGCGAGAGTGAGCTAAAGAATGAGGGATGGTATAATCAGTTAGACGAAGTTAGAAGGGCTGTAATTTTAAATATGGCTTTTAATCTCGGCAAACCAACTTTACTCAAATTTAAAAAATTTATCGGTGCGTTGTCTGATGATGACTATGAGACAGCCTCTAAGGAAATGGTAACTGGCTCTGATGGAGTTAGCCCGTCTAAGTGGGCATCTCAGGTCGGCAAAAGGGCATATGAATTAGCTGATCAGATGCGAACTGGTCAATGGAAAGATGTTTAAGGTTATTGTCACAGTCTGTTTAATTATTGACCCTACTAAATGTATGTTTATAGAAAATACCCAATATCCAGTAGTTTATGAGACATTTGATGAATGTAAGGTTAGAGCCTTAGAGATTGGCTCAGAAGTTCCAAAGTATTTAAAGGGATGGAGAGCGGTAAGATGGAAATGTCAAAAGATTAAAGAAGGGAAATTTATATGATACCATTAATAACAGCCATAGCCCCGCTGATAGGCGATATTGTCAAAGAGGCTATTCCCGATCCCGATAAAAAGACTGAGGCTGAGAATAAGGTTAGACTGGCTTTACTGGAGAACTCAAAGCAGATTGAGGCTTCTGCAAGTCAGATTATTTTAGCTGAGGCAAAGTCAGAAAGTTGGATAGCTTCAAGTTGGCGACCCATATTAATGATGAATATTACAGCTATAGTTTCAGTTAATTTTTTAGTTTTCCCATTAGTAGGAGTATTCACTGGAACAGAATTATCAATCCCCCTCCCTGCCGAATTATGGACACTCCTGACAGTGGGTGTTGGTGGTTATACTATCGGCAGATCAGCAGAAAAGGTTGCAGGAAATTTAAAAAAATAGTAAAAGTGGCTAACTGTTTTTAACAAAAAAATAAGTGGCTAACTATGTGGCTAACAAAAAATGAAAACCTATATATACAGCCAAAAATGGAGCAAAAATGTCAGGCTCATAACCTGAAGGTCGTAGGTTCAAATCCTACCCCCGCAACCAATTATTCAATAAAATCAATAAGTTACGCAACCTCAAAAATTTCGGTTTTTGGGGATTTTTTGCGTTTTAAGCCTGATAACGATTACAGAGTGGCTAACAAAGTGGCTAACAGTCGTCAGGTTTATTTCCCTTTTTTTGAAATAATAGTTGCATAATAAGTATAATAGTGCATTATATAGGAATACGATTTGTTTTAGAGTGGGTAACATAAAAAAGTCTAAAATAAAAAGTGGCTAACTTTAAAGAGGAGAATAAATCATGCAGAACAAAAATAGAACATGGAGACAATTAATTAAAGGAGCATACAAAGTTTATGTTTCAAATGAATTAAAAAGCCCTGAGCTAAGATTTCAAATAACAAAAGTTGTTGCCTTAGATACGTTGTCGCAATGGGAAAAAAGTGATTCAAAAAATATAGTTGATATAGCGGACATTTACACTGAAGAAGTTCAAGTGCCATATTATGAGGGTGGTATAGGAGATCTTAAATATAAAACATCTTACATAGCTATAATAAATGTTGGTTTATTTTGGGGAGCAAACTAATGGAAAAACACAAATTAATTAAATGTCATAAATTTGGTAGGTTTAGTTGGAGATATAGAGATTTCTATATTCAAGAGGTAGTTGACGTATCAATGCAAAACAAAACATTAAAAGTAAAATTACTTGATTGGATTGTTATGAGTTTAGAAGGAAAATTTATTCAATCATGTCAAAAGCCAAGACCAACTCGTGGAGAAATGAAAGAGTGGATTGATAGTTACTATAATCAATTAGAGGGAGCAAAGTAATGGCTAATTATTTTGTTGGGGATATTAAGCCTTATATAATTGTGACTAAAGATTATAAAGGTTTTCAGTTTCGTTATAAATCGGCGACTATGAAGTCATATGGCAGAAAGATAGCTGTTAACAAAAAAGATCTTCAGTCTATTAGAAAAGCTATGATATCTGACTTTGAAAATCATGTAACAAAGATTGAGGTTGCATTGTTTGATGATGTGGCAAAACTTGCTTTGGAGAAGCGACTAGATGCAGTTGGCAGGAAAGTTAATGGTATCAGGCAAAGGTCATATGATAATGATGAGAGGCATCTAAGACTTCACCTAACACCTTTTTTTAAGGGTGTTAGCATCAAAGAGATTACCACTGGTAAGATTAACAGCTTCATTGATGATTGTGCTAATAAGGATTTATCCGCCAAATCAATCAGGCATTGTGTGCAAACCTTAAATATGGTTATGAAATTTGCAGTTGATCAGGGCTATATTTCTAGAAACCCTTGTAACTCTGACGACAGAAAAGAGATTAAGGGTGTTGTCAATGAGAGAGGCGGATATTCGCATGACCATATAGCCAGTATATTAAAGGTCAAAAAAACTTTATATCTAGATACATTTATAGCCTTCTCAGCCTTTACGGGAGTGTCAGCTAACGAGCTTCAAGGCTTACAATGGCAAGACATTAACTTCAATAAGTCTGAGGTAACTATCAGCAGAAACGTCTATAGATATGATACTCAGGAACTTAAAAATAATTTTAGAGAAAGAATTTTAGGTTTGCCATCTCACGTTATGACATTGCTCAAAAAGTGGAAGTTAAATTCACATTGTGACTTATGGGTTTTCCCTAATGCCAGTGGTAAAAAACCATTTGAGCAAAATGCTATGAGAAATTTAATCAAGACTGTTTGCAAACATGCAGGAGTGCCTAACTATGGCATTGGTGGTTTTAGGAAGTACTTTAACACTAGCATGATAGGTGAAGTGCCTGATCATATCAGGAAGGCTAGAATGGGTCACTCTAAGAACTCTAAGACTGCTGAGGTTCACTACACTGTTATTGATTTAGAGCAGGCTAGAAGTCCAATGCAAGCTGAGAGATTATTGCAAAAATTATTAGGCTAGATATCGTCTATAATGTTTCTGCTAAAGATGTATGTACCCCCTCTTTTATTTTTTAGGGGTGGCTCGTCTTCAACTTTAACATTCTGATCAGACCAATCATCTTCAGGTAGGTCTTTGTTTTTCTCCCTTAATTCATCAAATATTTTACTGACTTCATAATTGCCATCTCTTCTCATTTCATGGCAGTTTGGACACATAAAAGGCTTTAGACGTTTGTGCATACTCGGTGGCATTTCTTTTCCACACAATTTGCAATAATCAAAGGGATTTGAACTCATCTTCTAGCCTTTGTCGCTCAAACCTAAAATCATCAAAACATTTATGTCCACAGAATATATTTTTTTTAGCATTGGCTAATCCTGCATACCGCCAATCAAAATCCTTACCGCACTGCTCACATTTATCCATCAGAGGTGTTGGATGTATCGTTGGTCTTGTCGGTTTTTTCCATCGGCTCATTTTCACAAGTTCCTGAACAACAATCTACAGCAATACGAAATTGGCAAACCGCACATTTCTCAACTGACCCCATATTTATAGGTCGCCATGCTGATTTGCACATTGGGCAAACTTCCATCATTCACTCCTTTTGTATCTATAACCATCTCTCGCAGAACCATTTTTATATTGATAATTACTAGTTTTAATCACCTCAGATAGCGGTGATATGCCATAGTTCACAAAGGTAGGGTTGATAGTGACCTTACCCTCTCTATCGCTGTCTCCATTGGGATGATCTTCAAACATCATTTCATCCTCAGCTATGACTGGCTTTTTTCTTTGAAGTTGTTTGCATATAGTCCTAATAGCACTACTGCCACTGGATAATTCATATCGGCACTGACTGCACGTTTTAGGGCTGTCTCGCCTTTGTTTTGATTTTCTCAGGGGCTTACCGCAATGACCGCAATTAGAAAATTCTGCATTATCTTTATCTATTTGCTCTTTAGTCCTGCGAAGTGTTGGAAGAGGTTTATTCATCTTCATTTTTCTCCACAGCTAATTCTCCTGCAAGTGCTACATATCCAATGGCATCCACAAAGCTGTCTTTGGCATTTTCGTGGTCAAAAGAAATTCTAGATATTTTTAGTAAAGCCATCATTATGCCTACATCGTGCATTTTGATTTCATGCCCCAAATAGCTACTCCATAAAGTAGCTATCCGAGCAAAGTTATCTGAGGCATCGCCATAATTATCGTGACGATCCCCGTTGATAAGTTCATCAGCTTCCTGAATTAATTGACTTCGATCAGAAAGGAATTTCATCATTTAACTCAGTAGAATTAGCTAAAGTTTGACCGCCTGCACTAACCTTTGTTGGGTCTGCTTTGACTAACTTGCCTGCAATCCAGTTGTCATTTTTCTGATAAACATTGGCATAAAATATTTCGCCATTAATGACTAACTTGCCATTATAGTCTGAGTGCCAATCCTCAGTTTTACGATCATTTTTATTTATGGAAATAGTTAACTCATCCACTCCATATTTAATCATTGGTTTATTATCCATTTAGTTCTCCTTTTTTTGTTTTGAATTTTTGAATAATTTTGTCATCTGTAGGCTTATATTTGACATACAACTCAGTCAGATCTTTTTGAGTTTTTGCATTGTCTATAAGTGATATTAGATCTACTTCAGAGGGCTTGGAGGAGAGGTTACCCCCTGAAGCAGAATTACCTGAAGGAACAAAAGTGGGAGCATTGCCTTCAGGTTTTAATGTAGCGACTTCTCCATCATCGTCTTCTGAGGGTGAAGAAAGCCCGAAAATACTCTGTAATCCATACCTTTTTGCATAACTAATTGCAGACCCCATTTTTTGCGGATCATTGGGATCTTTGGAAACAATCTTAGTTCGGCTAACCCTCATAGCCCCTGAAGAGTGCATCATAACTGTTCGTACAAAAGATATATCCCCTTCAAAATCCATCTCCTGAGTGAACGTCAGACCAAACTGACTAGCGGTTCTGACTGTCTTAATTACACTCTCAAGTGAGGCATATGTGTTCCTAAAATGTGGGTTTCTTTTATCCTCAAGGACATGAGGGTTAGTTTGGTGAAAAGCTATGAGTGCCATAGCTATATTATTGTCTTGTTTATTAGTAGTCTCAGGTCTTGCCTCAGACTGCGAGTATCGTGGAACTGGCTTTATTGCCTGACCTAATTGTTGCATAGTGTTATCCTCTTACTATTGTTTTTTGCGACTTTGACTTGTATGCCATGACCAAATGCTTCACTCGCATTTTTGGGTACTAACTTTTTAATTTTGGCTTCAGCATCCTTAAAGATTTCATTAGCCCCTAAGGTCTGAATATATTGCTCTGCAAAAGCCTTCCATTTAGGATCTGCCTGCATATCTACTGGCACTTTATCCTCTAAAGGGATTGGTATTTCTGCGGTAGGTATATCGGTTGGCTCTATGTCCATTTCGATACATCCCGTAAACCACTTAGCCACGTTGATTAATTTTTCCTGAAAATCACGATCAATTTTAATCTCATGTAGGGATGGCTGATCACCGCCTTTAATAAAGGATAGCAAGCCATAAGGACATTTCTTGCCAGTGACTTCCTCAACTAAATAAGCATTCCAGTGGATCTGAGGGCTGTAGTATCTAACTAAGCGAGGGATAACGTCTTTATATTCCTCATCTCTTTTAGGTCGCCCCATAGTAAATTTAGCATCAATGACTGCTAATTTATTCTTATAGCCTTTAACTACACCATCAACAGTACACCGCATAAATGGATGTTTTTTTCCATTAAATACTTTTTGGCGGTCAATTATGGGTAGGTCTAAATAATGTTCAGTCCACTCAAGATTAGCTTCTTCAGTGATATGCCCCATAATCACTGCCCAAACCATTGTCAGATCATCGGGTTGTATCTTGCCAGTCTTTTGCTGAAATAATTTTAAAATTCGCTCAGGATCACCTGAAGCTAAGGTGGTTATATCGCTACCACCAATTGTACTTTGACGTTCAGATAAACTTTTTGTGTCTAATCCAAACTTCTCAAAAAATGGATATGCCATAGGTTATCTCCTCCTAATTCATAGAAGAGATTATACCTTATTGGCATATATTGCAATATATTTTATTCTATATTAGATCTAGAACCCACTATTTTATGGATAGCTATAATATCTGAATTTTTAAAGACTTCAGTATTGTCAGGATTTAGGGTTGACAGTTTAAATTGTCTATCACTCACCTCAGCTACTTTTCTTACTAAACCTATGGTGCGGTCACCTGCCTTTATTTGCACCACGACAAAATCCTTTTCTTTTATCTGAAATGTCGGATCAACAAATAAAATTTCACCATAAAAATATCTTTGCTCCATATTATTCGATAGCATAAAGCAGGCATAAGCTGTTGAAACACCTATTAAATAGTCAGGTCTTCCGCAGTGGGTGAACATCTTTTTCTGCACCTGAAAGCCTTCTCCGCCATTTGATAAAGGCAAGCCATACATCGGCAAGTCCTCTAGTGGAGGCATCTTATGCTCTACTGGCTTTTGATATATTGGTGAAGCATTTGTGAATAATCGATCTTCATCAATACCAAAAAAATTTAATAGTTTTTCAAGATGAATACCTAACTTTCTATCGCCTCGCTCCATCTTACTATATTCAGATTGGACTACCCCGATAGCTTCAGATACCTCTTTTTGTTGAAGTCCTTTATTAGACCTCAAAACATAAAGGTTATTTGGAAATTTCATTTTAGATAATTGCTCCCTTAACAAAAAAATATTGATATATTAATAGTAATATTTATTCAATTTAATTGTTAAGCAGGCGGTGCAGAAATGGGATTTACCCAATAATGTAGACCAACAAGTCTATTCATATAAGTTTGCTTTTTATACTTTAGCTTAAAGCACTTTGGCTTTCTTTTAAGTTGTTTTACCAGTTTCATTGGCAAGTCCTTTTTATTTTATGCTTGTGGACTTTAACTTGATCCCACAAGATCGTATTACTTGANATATATAACCATAGGGCAAGAATATGTAATTGCAATATTTTTTTCATTACCTTGTTAAATGTATTGACTGCTTGAAATAAATAATGATATTAATATGCTAATTAGGCATATTATAGCTAAACAACATATGGATGATTGTAAGTGAAGTTATCACAATATCTTGTAAAAAATGGAATATCTCAAAAAGAATTATCTGATCTACTAAAGGTTTCTCAGCCAACTATTCATAAGTGGCTTTATGGCAAATCTTTGCCCTCAGCTAAGAAAATGTTGGCAATTCATACCTTCACAAAAGGCAAAGTTAATCTTCAGGATTGGAAAATGTAATGGGAAAATTTTCAAGGGATAAAGGTTATCGGGTAGAAAATAATCTCAGGAAGCAGGCTTTGATGCACGAAGATATTGAATGTTTTAGAGTGCCATTGTCAGGCGGTGCATCCATAAAAGGCGATTTGGTTCTTAATAAGACTGGAGAAGAAAAGTGGATATTGGAAGTCAAGTGCAGGGCAAATGGATTTAAATCTATTTATGACTGGTTTGAGGATAATGATGGGTTGGTTATCAAAGCCGATAATAAAAAGCCATTAGTTGTTTTAGATTATGATGATTTTTTGGAGTTAGTGGCTAGACGATGATTGTTACTCTTTTGGATTATGAAATGGCTCAGGGGGCAAATACTGGTTCTCTTCGGCACATTGGGGCAATCAAGAGAGGTTACAAGAATAAGACCAAATTGCAGTCTAGTTGGAACAGTCACATTGAGGGTGCTTGCGGTGAGATAGCTGTGAGTAAGGCTATGGGAAAATATTGGGGTGGCTCAATAAACACGTTTAAGGAAGGCGGGGATATTGATGGCACTGGTTGGGAAGTAAGGACACGAAGTAAACAAGGTTATGACTTAATTTTGCGGGATGATGACCCTAAAGATAGAATTTATTTCCTCGTAGTGGGAGTGTGTCCAACCTATGAGATTAAGGGTTGGATTAAGGGTGGCGAAGGTATGTTAGATAGGTTCGTTAATGATTATGGGGATTATGGGAAGGCATATTTTGTGCCTGAAAATTTTTTGAACAAAATAACAGAAATGGAGGGTTATATATGAGCATGAAAGCATTTTCGTGGGCAATGTCTCAGCAAGTGGGAGATCCAACAACTAAGTTGGTTTTGCTTATTATTTGTGATCATTTTAATGATAGTAGAGGGTTTGCTTATCCTTCTCAGGAAAGACTGGCTGTATTTGCAGAGTGTTCTGAAAGGACAGTTAGAAGGCACATAAAAAGTTTATTAGATATGGGGTTTATTGAGGTCGTTGCCACACCAAATTTGGCAAATAAATATACAATTCCTGCCCTAAAAATGGAGAGGACAAAATGTCCTCCTGAAGAAATGGGGAGGACAAATCGTGCAGTTGGAGAGGACAAGGCTGACCTCCGATCCCTTAATAACCCTTATCTTATATCTAATAAATTAGATATAAGCGACAATTCCACAAAAACTTATGGAGATTTGGTTTATCAAGATCATCTACAGTGGCTTGCTAAACAAGATTGCGGGATTAAATATCCACGACCTTTTTTGGGTAAGTTGAGAGAGATGATTAAGGGTAAATCGGGTATGTCTAATGAGAAGGTTTACGAACATCTTCATAACTTATTTTTGGAAGTGCAGGAAAATCCAAAAGGTGATCTGCAAAGTTATTTAATGGCTTCAGCTAAATCGATAAGTGAAAAATTTGATAAGCCAAAAGAATTAAGTGAGAAACAACAAAGTTATATTCAAAGTGTCATAGATCAGGTTTATAAGAAGAAAGATATGCCAAGCTATGCAGGCACTGATTTTCATAGGTTAAGGGAAAGGTGTGAGAAGGCTATGCTTGAGGGCAAGATGCAATCTATTTTGGATGAGTATGATATTCGATGAGAAAAAAGAAACTACCAAAAGAGGAAAGAGTTTTACCTACTCCTGAGTTTCTCAAGAAGCATGAAGTTGTTGAGAAGGAGACTAAGAGAGCGGGTGAGAAGTTGTTGTATGTTACTGATCAGCTATGGATTGATACTTATTTTAAGAAGGGTGTGATTAGTTATGATCAGTATCAGACTGCTCAGAGGTTATTGGGTTTGTACATGGCTTCAGGGCGAAATCAGAGGCTTACAGCGACATTATCGGATAGGTTGGGCGGTGTTAGTCTAAGTGGGGATTATGATCGATCTGAGGTCGCTATGATGGATTTTATTAAGGTGGCTAGAAGAATGGGTCAGAGGAGTTTTAGTATTGTTCAGGATGTTGTGTTGCATAACTATTCGGCTAAGGAGTGGGCAATAAAAAACCGCAGAAACGAAAAAGCCTCTGCGGAGATATTAAGGTTGAGTTTAGATGATCTAGAGGATGCTTTTAAGAAACTCTCCTGATTTGGTGGTGACTGTCTATGTCATCGTTTAGCTCGTCTAGAAGGCTTTTGAATGATGTTAAACGTCTTGTCAGGTCATTACAGTGCCTTCTTGATAGTTCGTCTTCTAAGAACTCTATGTTTCGCTTTGTGTAGTCTCTGACTAGCTGAAGGTCGAATAGGTTATAGATCTTCTTCATTAGCTGAACACCACTAGTGCTAGATAGGCAGTTCCAAACATCATTACGAGGAAGGATATTTCGGCTAAACAAGTTAAAATGAATTTCATAGGTTTCTCCAATATTAAATTACTTATTGGGTATATAGTGCATTATATTAGAATATATGTAAAGAGGTATTGCATTTAAGATCTGTCTTTGGTACAACTTGTATATGATTGAATTAATTGGCACTAGATGTAGTGTTTAGCCTTACAGAGATGTAAGGTTTTTTTATTTGTGGATGAAATTTTATGAGTAGAAAATATCGTGAAGATGAATGGATTGAGTTTCTCAAGAGGATTGGGGAAGGAAGATCTGCGAGGGATGTTTGTCATAATGATAAGGATATGCCGAGTTGGAGAACTGTATCCGAGAAGCTGAACAGTGATAATGGGTTTGCTAGTCGGTATGCTTTGGCTATGGAGAATAGAGGTCAGGTATATGCTGATAAGATTACTGAGACTGTTAGTGATATGTTGGAAGGTAAGATAGATTATAATCAGGCTAGAGTGGCGATAGATGCGTTGAAGTGGCAGTCATCTAAGTTAGCACCGAAGAAGTTTGGTGATGTGCATAGGATGGAAGTGAAGCATGAGGCAAGTTATTTAGATGCTTTGAAGGAGGTAAGTAAGGTGGTTGAGGGAGAGGAAACTACACTACCGAATACGATACGCACACGCAAAGAGGCTCAAGATAAAGACACAATTCAATAGGTCGTTACATAACTGACCTGACGAAACTCGTTGATATACAACGATTACAGCTAAGGTTAGCCACTTTGTTAGCCACCCCAATATTTTCCCATAGCCTTACTCACAGCTATCTCACCGCAAGCACCCTCAATGTGACTGTTCCAACTAGACTGCAATTTGGTCTTA